ACGCCAGAGATAATGACAAACAAACTGTAATTTACAGTATTCCAGGCGGGTGTAATAGAAAGTATCCTGCCTGGTTAAAAACAATGCTTGATAGATATCAAGACATAGATGAAGTATTTGTTCAATCAACTTACTGGAATAGATTTTTATTATCCTGCTCGAGAGACTTAGGAGTCGGAGAGGAAACTAATTCTAGCCTGTACCTGGACGAAGACCAACCTAAAGACGAACTAATACATCGTTATACAGATCATAGAATAACAGATGGTTATATAGAAATGATCGAACAAACGAGACGTGAAAACTATGAAGAATTCAAAGGATTTGCTTTTAATGATATGAAAGTTGGGCATGATTTTAAAGCATTCCATGAAAAATATTCTTATACAAAACTATGGCATGAATTGGTTACACCATTACAATATAAAGACTATTGTATTGATTTATATGCTATAGATAATATGTGTAAGGAAAGAAACATAAAATGGTATCTTTGGAGTATAAATGATAGAGTATTTGTTCCTGAAAATATCAATTACTATGGAAAGCTATCTTGTATAAGAGCGCCTATGAGTGCTGAATCTTTCTTCAAAACTAAAATGAATTTGGATATAGAAACTGACCATTATAGACTTGACGGTGAACATTACATAAGAGAAATACACAATAAGATAGCTAGAGACTATTTTGGTTACTTAAAGGATCCTAATTATGAAATTAAAACTTGACAAAAACCTAAATAAAGTATATAATAAACAGAAATGGCAATCCACTGCCTTAACATCGGAGATGAAAATTGGAAAAAAGTGAAGAAATTATTAAAAGACTGCGTGATGGCAACATCAGGTATTGGGCCGGTGACAACATCAGTGAAGTATTAAAACAAGGTGATAAAGAAGCCTTAATTGAAGAACTGACTCCAAAGTTCGAAACAGTACTAGACAGTTTAATTATTGATCGTTATAATGATCCTAACAGTAAGGATACTGGTAGACGACTAGCAAAAATGTATATCAATGAAATAATGAGTGGTAGGTATGAGCCTATGCCAAACGCAACTGCCTTTCCTAATCATGTAGATGACGGTTATAAAGGAATGTTGGTTGTAAGAAGCGAAATAAAAAGCATGTGTTCGCATCATCATCAACCAGTGAATGGTGTAGCTTACATTGGAATCATTGCCGCAGAAACACTTATAGGACTTTCTAAATATACACGTATAGCTCAATGGTGTGCTAGAAGAGGCACATTACAAGAAGAACTAAACAACGTTATTGCTAATGAAATACAAAAAGCAACAGGCAGTTCTAACATAGGTGTATACTTACAAGCAACACATGGTTGTTGTGAAAATAGAGGTATTGGTGCCCATAGCAGTTTAACACAGACAACTGTATTGCGTGGAGCATTCAATGAGGATCCAGGAACTAAAAAGGAGTTTATGGATAATATTAAACTACAACAAGAATTTGCTTGTGGAAAATAGAAAGGATAACATGAATCATTTTTCAGTTAGTATAGTTAAAAGTATTTTTAGAATCGTAGCAGGAGGATTATTATCCTATGGTGGCTACGTTTTTTGGTCGGCAAATATGTACAGTGATATCTTTATAGCAGACAGCGGATTTGTTATAATGTTATCAGGTGGAGCATTTGTCATAGCAGAAGCATTAGGTATAGTAGAGGAGATAGTATAATGAAGTTAAGTGAATTTAGAAAAAAGTTTGGTGAAGGTACAGATTTTGATCTTGACTATGGTAAACTTTTTATCATAGGACTCTGTATATACATTGCCATTAAGGTAAGTTAATGAAACTAAGATATTCTGAAGCATTTTATAGTGTACAAGGAGAAGGACGCTTTGTAGGTGTTCCTTCCGTGTTCCTTCGTACTTTTGGTTGTAACTTTCGTTGTATGAATTTTGGCTTAGACAGAAATGAACCAATGAGAGATGAAAAACAAAAAAACGGAGTGATTCATAATCAAGAAGTACAAAAACTAATTGATGACGGAGTACACATACACACAAAAGAATTTAACGACTTACCCATCATACATACAGGTTGTGATACTTATGCTAGTATCTATCCTGAATTTAAAAAATATAATATGTTGAAAGATGTTGATGAAGTTGTTGAACACTTAATGAGCCTTACTCCAAATGGAAAGTGGGTTCAAGATAATGGTCAGGATATACATTTGATAATGACCGGAGGCGAACCGTTGTTGGCGTGGCAACGACTTTACGTTGATTTATTTGAACATCCACGAATGAAGGACTTGAAGAATGTTACATTTGAAACAAATACTACACAACTTCTTCATTCTAATTTCAAAGACTATCTTAAGAACCAAGACAGATTTGAAGTCACTTGGTCTTGTTCCCCAAAACTCTCTGTTAGTGGAGAACCTTGGGAAACTGCTATTAAGCCTGAAGTGGCTGTTGATTATGCTGATGTGGGCGGTAGCATTATGTATCTTAAGTTTGTTGTTGCTGATAGAACTGATATCGAAGAAGCTGGTAGAGCGGTTGATGAATACAAGGCCGCTGGTATCCACTGTCCGGTATACCTTATGCCGTTGGGCGGAAGAAGTGAAGAATATAATCTCAATGTTAATGAAGTGGCTAACATCTGTATGGAAAAAGGTTGGAGGTTCACGCCAAGACTACACATCAGCCTCTTTGGAAACGCATGGGGAACATGAGGCATATAATGAATCAGACAATAAAACTGATAGGTTGGACGAACTAAGAAGGAAAGGAATCTTATGAAAAAGAAGATGAATCAGATGATAGATAAACTGCTTGGTAAGAAAAAAGAAGAGCCAAAGAAAAAGCTATCAGCTGAAGAAGAAAGAAGAGCAGTCCTAGCAAAAGAAAAAGAACAAGCATCTAAGAAAGGCGAACCTTGGGTTGGTGTATTGGATACAAAGGTAAATCCAGATAACATCAAAAATGGTTTTTTCGAACTTGATTGGAACAATGAGTTTATTGAACAGTTACTTGATGCTGGTTATACGGGCGAGACAAATGAACAAATTGTTGATGCTTGGTTTAAAACTATTGCTAGACAAGTGCTTGAAGAAGGTGGAGAAGATCCTGAAAGAGGAGCAGGATTTATAGATACAACTAAAATTGATGAAGATAAAACAAAAGTTTCTTGACAAATTACATAATAGAAAGTATAGTAATACTATGACTTACATATTAGTAGATACCGCAAATACATTTTTTCGTGCTAGACATGTGATACGTGGAGACTTAGAAACAAAGATTGGCATGGCGTTACATATTACCTTAGGTGGCATTCGTAAAGCATATCAAGACTTTGAAGGTGCTCATGTAGTATTTTGTTTAGAAGGTCGCAGTTGGCGTAAGGATTTTTATGAGCCTTACAAGAGAAATAGAAGTGATGCCCGTGCGGCACAGACAGAAAAAGAGCAAGAAGAAGATAAAGTATTCTGGGAAATATTTGATGAATTTAATAAATTTGTAAGTAACAAAACAAATTGTTCTGTTTTACATCATCCAAACTTAGAAGCAGATGATCTTATAGCAGGTTGGATACAGGCACATCCTAAGGATAATCATGTAATTATATCTACTGATGGTGACTTTGGACAACTAATAGCTAAGAATGTAAGTCAATACAATGGCGTACAAAATACTATTATTACACACGAAGGATACTTTGACGACAAGAAAAAATTACCTATCATAGATAAAAAGACAGGCAAAGAAAAACCTGCTCCAGATCCTGAATGGTTGTTATTCGAAAAATGTATGAGAGGTGATACTAGTGATAATGTGTTTAGTGCTTATCCTGGTGTAAGAACTAAAGGAACAAAAAATAAAGTAGGCTTATTAGAAGCATACGCGGATAGAAAAAGCAAAGGATTTAATTGGAATAATCTGATGTTACAACGTTGGATGGATCATCAAGGAGAAGAACATAGAGTTCTTGATGATTACAATAGAAACGTTGTTCTGTGTGATTTATCAGCACAGCCTGGCAACATTAGATCCATTATAAATGACGTAGTAGAAGATGCTATGGAACAACCTAAAAGCATAACACAAGTTGGATTACATCTTATGAAGTTCTGTGCTAAACATGACTTACAGAAGATAGCAGATAATGTTCAACAATATGCTGAACCACTACAGGCAAAATACTCATAGGAGGCAATTATGATAAAAGCAAAACCAATACTTAAAAACAAATTTTGGATCATAGAAAATAATGGTCAAAGAATAGGCACATTATCTAAACAAGAAGATAAAAGATATATGTATAGTTGTGCTACTGGTACTGAATATTTTTCAGATACAAAAAGTTTCAACAGTTACATAGGAGGAGTCAGTTGGGATAAGACAAGTATTTCAGATGCTGGTTCTACAACAAAAGAAATACATGGATTTAGTACTTCAACCAAACCTCATAATGTTGTTTACAATGTACAAAAGAAACTTCCGCTTTTTACAAAAAGTAAAAAATCAAAAAGTTTATATTGTGCTGGATATTACATAATCAAGTTTGATAAAGGGTGGGTAAGAAGTTTTTGTCCGAAACTTGTTACTCTTGAAACTTATGATTATAAGGGACCTTTCAAGACAGAATTTACTATGAGAGAGGAACTTAAAAATGCAAACAAAAGAAGCTATTAATACTATTCCTATTCAAAAATTTATCCAACAGGTAAAGATTGCTGATTCAGGTCAGCATAAAGAAATTAGGATGAATATACAAGAAGCAAAAAATTTAATGTTTTCATTAAGCACAGTCATTGCTAATACACAAGGGAGATTAGAACAACTAATTGTTGATAATAAATCTACAGGTGAAGAAACTGTTACAATAGCAATGGATGGTGGTTCTGAGTGGAAATAAACAGATAGTTTAACCTAAAAAGAGATAAATATATACGTATATAATTTAAAGGATACGTATATGAGTAGACCAAAACCTACAGTAATATTAGAGAACATAGACAAGAATAATTATAAGTGTGAACAAATATTAAAGGCTGAAGCTATATGGGCTGTCTTTTTTAAAGGTGCTCCTTTTAATTTAAAAACATCTAATGCTTTAACAAATTACCCCGGACCTAAGTATAAAAAGGTTTCTTTTTCAAATCCAGGCCATGCTCATAATCTAGCTAAAAAGCTAAATGAGATGTTCAAATGTAAAGACTTCTCCGTTTATAAATTAACTGATGGAGAAGTGGTAACTGATGAATGAACTGGAAAGAAACATACACTAAGATCTTCCTAAAACAGGCTGATATTGCTATTAGTGAAACTTCACTGAAGCAGTACATGCCTTTATGGTGGCAGAATACCAGAGGCAAGGCTAAAGGTGGATTACGCCTTACCGATGACGGCTTTGATTTTCTAGCAGAAAAAATAGATCTACAGATGTATGAGATACCATTTCCTAAAGATTTTACCATGACTACCCAAACTGTCATTTTTTTAGACCAATTCATAAATTGTCCATACTATCTTGGTAACAGAAGTATATGGGTAACGGACGAAAAGAAGTCTATGGAACTACATCTTTTCTCAGGTGATCTCCGAAAATATGGTTTAGTGAAAGCAATCGAACGCCAAAAAAAATAATATTTTGGTAAAAAAGAGGTTGACTTTTATCTAATTGATGCTATACTGTATACATAGTTAGAAATTAGGCACTGACACAAAAAGGAGTACAAAATGGAAAACATCGCACTAAGAACAGTTAGTCCGAACGGAGCCAAGAGAAGCATCCGTAGGGCATTCAAAAAGAAAAGACCAATTTTTATTTGGGGACCTCCAGGCATTGGTAAGTCTGAAGTAGTTCACCAAATTGGTAATGAATATAAAAAATCACTTGTGATTGATATCAGGCTGTCACTTTGGGAACCAACAGACATTAAAGGTATCCCATATTTTGATAGCAATGCTGGTACAATGGTTTGGGCACCACCATCAGAGCTTCCAGATGCGGAAACTGCTAAGAAGCATGATATTATTATCCTGTTTATGGACGAAATGAATTCTGCTCCGCCAGCAGTACAGGCGGCGGCTTATCAGCTAATACTTAATAGACGTGTTGGTACATATCATTTACCAGAAAACGTTGTTATCGTAGCGGCTGGTAACAGAGATGCTGACAAAGGCGTTACTTATAGAATGCCTGCTCCGTTGGCAAATAGATTTGTACACCTAGAAATGAAAGTTGATTTTGAGGATTGGTTGCAGTGGGCGGCTGAGAATCAATTACATTCAGACGTTGTAGGTTATATTACATTCGCAAAGAAAGACTTGTATGACTTTGATCCTAAAAGTCCTAGTCGTTCATTTGCTACACCGCGTTCTTGGTCATTTGTTTCCGAATTATTGGAAGATGATGATGACGAGAATACCACTACCGATTTGGTAAGTGGTGCCGTAGGAGAAGGACTTGCCGTTAAGTTCATGGCCCATCGTAAGGTTGCTTCGAAACTTCCTAAACCAACTGACATCTTAGATGGCAAGGTTAAGGAGTTAGAGACTAAAGATCT